GAACTTATAAACTTCCATGTAAAACTGGTCTCCGTCACTTGCACCACCAAAAATAGCAGTTCCAAATGTTAGATTATAAACTACTGGATTAAATGCATAAGCTGAAGGATCGCCTATTACACGTGTCTCTAAAACAATACGACCACCTGATACCCAAGCAACAAAGCTTGTTGAATCAATGTCATCGCCTGAAATAGGATCTTGAAGACTGAACGATGTACTATTAATAACCGTGATTTTATAGCGGTTATTATTCAACTCGTCCATTCCACGTGCAGTAGCATTAGCACCAACCGCCCCTAAATCCGTAATACGAATCAATTGGCCTGTGCTATATCCATGTGCCGTAGTTGTAGTAATCACACAAGGATCAGCCTGAGTAACCGCTGAAATTAACGTGCGATAAGCTGTTACACCACCTGTTGTATTAGCTTCAGTGAAACCATCTGTTGTCTCTAACAATAGATTACCAGCAGAACCGCCATCAGCAATAATACGTTGCCACTGCATCGCATCTCCTGCTGGCATTCCCCTGAACCATGTAGATACAGGCTCCGCACCAGTATCAGCAAATGAGGTATAATTCCACACCTGCACCTTATCAGCCTGCCAAGGTAGCGTAAATGTAAACGCTCCCCCTGCATCATACTCAAACATTGCTCCATAGGTACAAGTTTGACCTAAAAATAAATCTGTCATACTTTCCCCCTTAAGCTTTCGTAGCTAGTAATGTTACAATGTGTGAATCATCCAAAATAGCAGCATTAAACCAAGCGGTGAAACCCATAGATTGGAATCTATTTAGATAATCATTGAAACCTAACGGCTTCATAATCATTTCAGTGGCTACGTCATCAATATGAACAAAACCATAAGCATTAGCACCAACAAATGTGTTGCTATAGACTGGTGGATTGTCTGAAGTTACGTTAACAAGTGTAGAGGTTACTACTCTACCCTCTTGAACAGCTCCAAACTCCGCTTGTAAAACTGGCTCTTGTGAACCATACTGAGAAGTAGGAACAAATGAATCTAATGCCCTAATATCAGGCTTTAGTTTCACATGTGATGCCACCCAAAAAGCTTCTTCCACTGGACCTGTTCCGAAACGTGAAGTACCCTCTAGCACAGGAGTCATTTTCTCGGTATTATTCTCATCTAAATAAGAAATACCCCTGTCCCAATCAATTTGAGTAAGTTCTGTAATCGCATTACCATTCGAACCATTAAGGCATGAAATTTGTGCTACCCCAGAATCCCAAACATCTCTTGTGACTTTATCAAGCATAGTATGCATTGTCTGAGAAAGGTTATCAGCTGTTTCATAAGCTGTATCATCCTCTACAACAAGCAATACTTTACGGCTCAATAGTACGACTTTACCGAACTCCTGAACCGTTACATTAATATCATATTTTAAAATTTGCTCTGGTGCTGGGTCTGCATCTTCAGGCAATACAACAGGATCACTGTTTAGGTTTTCCTGTCTTCTAAAAACTACCGTATCGGTGTTTTTCTGTGGCAATGTAAAAGAACGACCAAATAAATTATGGACGTTCCTAGGTTTTGAACGTTGCAATAAGGCTCTGTGTGCCCATCGATCGCTCATTGAACCATAAGTACCAGTGGTTGTTACTGTCATAGTTCTCCAATAGAGTCCTATCTAGCTTTTCGCTTACCCTTACGCCACTCTCTAAACTCTGAATCCGACATGTTCATTACATCGGTAGTCTCATTTAATGCTGCCCCTTTCGGAACCGAACTTGGGGATAATGGTGCATCTTGTCGGGGCTTAGCTTTTAAATTTTGCTTCTCTTTACCACTCAATGCATTCATTAATTCCCAAGCCTCTTGTACTCTATTTGTTGCGTTAGAAATTGCTGGAGCTAAATTAGGTCTGCTTCGTAAAAAGTTTTCTAATTCTTGTTCTACAAAGATTGCCTTTTCAGGATTCCGCTCACTCCAAGCGTCTTCCCTAATAGATCTTTGTACCTGCTTATTGTTTATATCTAACTCTTCTCTAGTAACTGATTCGTAACGAGAAAGATCTTCCTCTTCATTACCCTCATGACGCTTAGATTGTTGCAATAGTGCTTCGTACTCTTGCTGAATCTGTTGCCTCTTCTTTCGCTCTTTTTGAACTACTGAAAGAGGAACCATCTTCTCTTCTTCATGGCTACTTACCACGTCATTATCAGCTGATACGTAATCCGCTGACACTTCACTTACTGTTGATTCATTAAATTGTTCTGGATTGGAGTCATCCATAATATTCTCCTTGTTAAACTAGGGTTTGCCCCCTAGAAGCTAACATGATATATACGCCGATCATGACGGCTTGTTCATTGCGCCCTTTGCTTGTAGGTAGGCGACACCTTCTTTATTGAATTCAATATTTAGCTTTTTATCCCCTAGCCTTTTCGGGGGAACCATCCACAATAATTCACACACTCCACTCTTTGGATCTACCCAAAAAACAAACGTGTTACTCATAAATGGCGGTAAACGCATTGTTACCACTGGTTCACTTATTTTAAAATTACTTAACTCATCAAACTTCATATGCAAGGTTAAAAAATACCTATCTCGGATATGTAACGAACTAACTGTTTCATCAACTAGATCATCTATAACCTTTTTCAATGCTACCTTCTGGTCTACAAACTCTCTCGGTAACATCAATTTACTAATAGGATCTTGCATTAAAGCCATTACATACCACTCTTTCCACGTAGTGATTCATCTTGCCTTAATGCTGATTTAAGCATCTTATTCGCTTTAACCATATCAGGATTCGACCCTGGTCCACACATTGGCTCAACTCGGCTTGCACTAGGTAGTGGATTGTCTGAATACGAATACATTCCTTTCGGATTATTCATCATTTTTCCTTTAGATTCTTTCATACCAACTCCTTGGTTTAAATTTTAATTATAGTTGATCGGGTAATTGATTGTTACTACCTTGATCGTATTGTTGCATTGCTTGCATTTGTTGGTTCTCAAAGCTTCCTTGAGTCTCACTATTAATAGCGTTCGCTTCACTATTAATCTTCTGATCGATTGCTTCTCTATCTGCGATTTCTTGCTGTTCAAGCATATTCACAAAACCTAAAACCTTTAAGATCTTGTCGGCTTCCATATTCGATATTTCCGTTATCGTCTTAGCCCTAGCTAATGCTGCTTGCGCCCTATTCTCTTCTGCTTCGCTAGCTCTTTCAGAACTCAATGCCAAGTCGGCTACAACCCTCGCCCTTCTCTCTTGTGCTAATGATAAAGCTTGCTCTTTCTGTGCGTTACCTAACTCTAATGCCATCCTCTCTTGAGCATCAACCTTTTCTTGTTGCTCGGCTATTTGCTGTTGCCTACGCTCAATTGATTCCCTTAAATCATCTATTCCTGACATCTCTAAAGCTCTAATAATCTCATCTTCTGGCACATCGACAATACCCTCACGCTTGAGGTTAACCAACTCATAGTAATATAAATCTTTCTGCGTCTTACTTCTAACAGATTCTTTAATAGTTGCGTCATATTGTTCAAATTGCTTTTCATAAAATTGGTCAGTTGGTGGTCTACCCAACATTCTTTCAATCTTACTAGCTGGATACTTCTTTTGAATACACTGCATCACTAATCCACCAAGCACTTGTTGAGCATCTTCTATATTATCGAACACCTTCCTATTAGCCGTTAATCCCTGAGCTATCCTCACTTGTGCCAATCGTCCCGATATCTGTGTGTTTCCACCTTCATCAATACCCAATACACTTTGGTTTACATTCGCAAGCGTTAAACTTAAATCATCGAGAATCTTTTGATACTCTATCAATGCTGGTGATACATTACCGCCTACTAACTGCTGAACAGAATCTAACCCTTGAGGTGCATTATCAGGATCAACACCAATTAACTTGTTTTGTCCCGCTTGCTGTAAATCACTAACATCTGGAACAGAACCAATTAAATATTTGTAACCAGTAGAAATGACACTGTCAAACATATCAATGATTTTCATGTGTCGTTTATTGAATTGCCGTTGATTACTCCATTCGCTTGATGCTATTCCTTGTACTCGTTGTTCTGACATCCAAACACTAGGCTCAAAATAACATAACAAAGGAGAAAAAGGATAAGTTTCTGTTATGCCCGTTCCATCTTCACCAGAATAAACGCACTCTCCATTCAACAATACATTCAACTCAATAAATGGTCGCTCTACACTCATAATTTTGACTTGGGGAATACTTTCACGGTCTATACCCATTAAGCCTGCTTCATCGTTGAATTTACCGATTCTATATAAACCTAATTCTAGCCTATCCATCTCTTCATCGTCAAAATCTGTGATATCCTTATACTCGTCATTACGTTCGTCAATTAGAAACTTACGCATCCTACTAGTTCTGCGATAGTATTGATCATATGCGATGATCTTTCTATTATTGATAATGTTCGTAAACTGAGGGTTGTACTGCAAAAACTTATTGTCTCTGAAACCATAGGGAATATCGTCAATTACTTGTGTATCTACATGTTTATGGAGTAACTGTTTTGCATAAGAAGGATTGATTAAATCTCTAGTGATAGCAAAATTACAGTCTTCTAGGGTAATACTCTCGAACGTAGGATCAAGTAGAAAACTATTGTACGTTCTTTTAAAGAATGTAATATCACCATTGATAAAATCTTTTGAGTAGTCCATCTGAATGCCACAAAGGGACATTCCTGCTTTAAACATCTCATCCGCTGCATTAAGAAACTCTCGGTATCCTTTCCCCTTATCCCATATCTGTAACCCTAGTTCAGTGAATAGTTTAGCCGTCTCTTCATCGCTGTTTTCTACACCTGTGTAAA